ATAGCCGAAATTGTCCGCCCACCGGTGCTGTCGTCGCGCGTCTCATCAACCACTGGCACCACGCGGTCCTTGCCGGAGACAAAACCTGCAACAGGCGGCGAAACACGGCCCCCGTTTGCCAGATCGACCCAGCCACTTTCGCTGGAGAACCGTCGGATGATTTTTCCGCTTCTAACATGCGCAAGATTTGTCAAAACGTGATGCTCCCCGATGTGGTGAATTTGTAGATGGTGTCGCCGCCGTCCGTGGTTACGGCGGGGGAACCTGTTGTGGATGTGGCTGGTTTGTTTGAGCGGATGATCACAACGCCATCAGCGCCTGAGGATGCCGGATTTGGGAGATTGCGATCACCAGCGCCCCCAGACCCGGTATTCGCTACCGGTGGTGTTACGGTGTTGCCGCCCGTAACAGAACCGCCGACCCCGGAACCACCATTTCCCTCACTACTGCCGCCACCGCCGCCCGCGTAATACAACTCGGTGCCCGTAATGCTGCTTGCCAGACCTACGCCACCATCTGCGCCATTTGTAGTTGTTGAATCTTGTCCAACCCCACCAGCGCCACCACCACCGCCACCGCCGTAGCCGCTGCCGTTGCTGTCACCGCCATCATTACCTGTGCCAACACCAGTAGCGAGTCCCGGCACTGCACTGGCCCGACCACCGGCACCGCCGCCTGAGCCACCATCACCGCCATCGGTGATTGAAGACAGGTAAGACCCACCATAGCCACCACCATCAACACTGACGGAGACTCCTGGCCCCGAGATCGACGAGCTTCCTGCCGCGCTCACATCGTAAGAAGCATCAGTAGCGATGCCGCCATCTCCGACAGTCACCGTGTAAGGACTGCCTTCGACAAAGGCGACTGACTCAGTAACGGAGATACAACCACCCGCCCCGCCTCCGGCTCCGCCGTTCGCACGCCCAGCCCCACCGCCTCCGACCACAAGGTAATCGACCATAAGTGGAAGACTGCCCACCGCGCCGAAGTTTGAGAATATTGGGAAGGTCATTGCATGGCCTTCACAGACAGGTGAGACACATCATTGACCTTGGCGATATAGCAGAGGAACTCATCGCCCACAGTCGTGGTGAAACTGTCGCCATCCGCCAACGTGAACCCGGACACGGTGATCGCCCCCGCAGACGCGCCGTTTGTGTAGTGAACAATCAAGGTGCAGTTGTTCGACGGCGGTGCCAAAGTGTGCGCACCGTTATTCGTGGCGTATTGATGATTGCCGTTGGCCTCATCGGGCGTAAATGTCCCGCCTGACTTGGTGCCCGCATTATAGGCTGTTGTGCTGACGCCACCCGTCAGGCCGTCGATAGTCGGGCTGGTCAGGGTTCTGCCGGTAAGGGCCGCGATGTCCAGAATATCAGCGATTGTTGCAAGCTCAGCCGCGCTTTCTCCCGAATTGACGCGAAGCAAATTGAGAGCCTTGCCGGTCAGCGGGGGGAGGTCTCCACCAATCGCCGCCGCCAATGCCTCGGTCGCCTTTTCGTCGGTAAAATCAACAGCGTCGCTCATGTAGGTTGCAAGAGTGCTCCAAAAGAGCAGATTATCCTCAATCCTATCCCTGAACGTGTCGGGCTGGCTGCGCAGTGCCGGATCTGGCACCGTTGGCTTTGTTGGCTTCGCCATTCAAACGACTCCTTGGATTTGCAGGGACACAACCGATATTTCGCGGGTGCTGTAGACATTTCGCCAATCGCGGCAAAAGCCAAAGTTTATGGCGCGCAGGCGGGAATCGTCATCACCGATCCAAACCGCAAGACTGCCGCCGCGAAGATCTTTTACGCGACGCGCAAACCCGAACAGGTCGGTGCTCGGGATAAGAACGTCGAACGTGTTGAGCTGTGTCGCCTCACGTTTGACCGTCACCAGATCGCCAAACTCATCATTCTGGACGAACGAAAAGTCCAAGCCTGATACGCTCAAATTTGGAATCAGCGTCTTGCCTATTTCCCAAATAGACCCGATTGCGATTTGCCCGACTTTCGCTGTCCCGTTGGGGTTTGCAATCGTGATCTGGTATTCGGCATTGGAATACGGTGGCAAATCAAGCATCACCAATTCGTTGAGCGTGACAATATCTTCAAAGTAGTAGCTATACCAATCTGTCACCACGCTTTCGTCCTGCATGTTGACCGTTTTGGTATAAACGAGGCCTTCGACAGGATCGACAATATCAAGCTGAACGGTCTCGGCGGTAATCTCGAAAAAACCGACCCCGCCGACGAATTGTCCTGGCTCAATCGTGAGCGTGATGGATTCTGCATTCGTGCAAAGATTGGACGGCTTGCCGTCGAACATTTTCCACCGATTGGTGGCGCTGATGATTTGCCAGTTCACCGGATCCGGGTCGTCGATAAGCGGGTCAGCAAGCGCCGCAATCTCGGCGTCCGGGTCGTTGCCAAGATTGCTGTCTGTCAGGGACCGGTAGACCGTGTGTGTCGTCGTGCTGATGCAGAAATCACCGCGCGCGTAAGTCGTGCCGATGGCCCACACCGCGTAGTCATTTTCCGCCACGTTTGTTGCGGTCAATTTGGCCTCGGCCACGGTGATCGGAAGGATTGCCCTCATGCCGTTGGCTCCAGATCCAGGCGCTCTTGGATCGCCAGAATTTTCGTGTTGATCCGCGCGTTGTTGATATCGCCCTCGCGGATCGCCCTGACCACCTCTTGCAGCAGGTCGGCCATTTCAGCGCCCTGTTCTTGCTGAACCTGCGCAATCGATTTGGTGTAGCCACCTGATGTAGCGGCGTAGGTTTGGTCGGCGCGGGTTCTGAACAGGGCGTTTTGCCCAAACATGTCAGCCAGCGCGTTGGCTTGTCCGGTGATGGACGCAAAAGCGGGGGCCAGCTTCATCAGCGACGCAGTAAGATCGTCGTCACCAAACGCCTTGGCCTCGTCCACAAGGGCCCGGTAGGCCGCGCGGGACGCGGGCAGTCCATCGACGCCCAAGGCCAGCAACTCAGCGGTCAGGCGCTCCGTTGCCTTCGCCGCGCGCTCTGCCTCGGTGTAGAAGTTCTGGTAATAGGAACCTGTCGCTGTCTGGAAGTCCTCTATGGTGCCGAACATCTCCACAAAGGCCGACGCCGCGTCGCCGCCCGCAAGTGAGATATCGTAAAGTCGGAAACCCAACAGATCGAAGGCATCATTCGCGGCCACCAGACCGCCCGCCAACCGGTTCAGCGTGTCGGTGCTGGTTTCTGTCTCGCGCCGCCAGTCAGCCAGGCCGGGGATCATCTCGGCCATGGCATCCGAAACGCCACCCAAGGCGTCGGCCAGTGCGGCCTGCGCCTCGTCGTCGTCCATGCCGTAAAAACTGACGCGCATCTCGTGAGCAAAGCCCTCAAAAGTCTCAGCGCCAAAGCCCAGGGCATCGGCAGCCGCTGTTACGCTATCGCGCAGGGTGTCGATGGTTGAGGTAATATAATCGGTCGTTTCGTCATCCGCCGGACTATAAGTGGTGCGATAGGATCGGCCACCGAAGACCCGAACCTTCTTGATGATTTTGAACTGCTCAACCAGCGTGTCCAGTTCACCGACGGTCGCGCGAATGCCATTATCGACTTGCTTTGTGCGGGTGCGAAATAGTGCGAAAGCAGCCGCCGCGATGCCAAGCACTGGGATTGCAGCGCCCAAAGAGGCAAGCACTCCACCGCCTGCGGCGGCTGCGTTTGCGCCGATGCTGAAAATGTTGCCAAGACCGCCGCTTAGTGCGTTACCAAGACCGCCCAAAAGGCCGGTGCCGCCGCCGAGACCGCCAAAGCCGAGAATGCCGCCAGTGGAGCCGAAAGAGCCTAACAGCCCGCCACCACCACCGCCTAGACCGAAGACATTACCCAACAAACCACCGCCGCCCGTCGCGCCCTTCGCCAGAGCCGCCGTTGGGCTGGCCGAAATCCCAAGGCCGATCATGATCCGATTGCGCACGGCCATGGCAATCATTTGCGAAAGAAGGTTGCGGAAGGTGTCCAGCACAGATTGCGCGAAGCCTTGAAAATCCCGAAACCCGCGCGCCACGAAATCGCCGAAAGCGCTCGACACGCTGTCGATACCGCGAAGAAGCGCGCCGCCAAGTTCACGGCCCATATCCACCGCCGTGCGCGCGCCCTTTTGCAGCGCCTCGGCGAAACCGCCTGCGAATGTTGTGGCTGGTTCGAGTTCGTCTGCAAGAGCGGATACTGCGCCTGCGGTGCCACCATCGCCACTTACGGCGTCGCCAAAGTCCAGCGCTGCTGAGGTCGTGTCCTCAAACGACTGCCGAATTCTCGCAAGCTCCGCCTCCAAATTTGCGCGATCCTGGAGTTCTTGGCTAAATCGCGGTGAACGCGGATCAAAGACCGCCCCGGCGGCATCAGCACCATATGAACCAGCGGCAGTGGCAATCGCCGAAGCAAGACCCACGCTAACATTCAGACGCTCGGCCAGAGCCTCCGCACCGGCTAGGGCCGCGCTGAAATTTATGCCTGAAATCGCGTCGGCCAGCCTTTCGCCTTCATCCGCCGCGTCGCCCGTGGCGTCGCCCAATATGATGGTGTCGCCGGTTGCGTTGGCAAGTGCGGTTTCGATCAGTTCTATGGTGGCAACTGCGGCGGCATACTCGGCATCGGTTTCCCCGGCAACTGCAAGTAGATCCTGTTGAGCGGCGACGGCGGAGCGAAGCGCTGCAAGCTGGTCCTGCATCTGGTTAAGCAAAAATCCTTCAAGCTGGGCATCACCCTCGAACATCTCAAGCTGCGCGCGCGTCTCGGCCAAAGACCTCTGAATTTCATCTTGGCGGTCAACCAGTTCCAGATAGCCCTCGCCAGCACGAATTGTAGCTAAATGCTCTTGGCGTTGTGCGTCCGCCGACGCCAGGTGCGCCCGCGCCTGCGCCAACTTCACGCCCGCAATGTCAATCGACATTTCGCGCCCAATTGTGAGGCTTCCTGTTAGGGCATCTGATTGCGCGATTTCTTGGTTGATTGCGTCTGCGGCCAATTGTGCAGATGCCGCGAAAGTGTCTGTTGCTCCGCCCATCCCCAGAAGCCTGGCGATTGCGCGGCCTGTCGCAGATGTCATTCTGTCGAATGCCTCAACAAGGCTGATGATAGACCGAACAATTTCTGTCGTTAGTCCGATTACGCCGCGCAGGATGGCCGTCAGTCCAGCATCGCCAAGGGCCAGCATCAACCCCTGCACAGATGACCACAGGCTGTCTATGTCGCCCTGAAGGTTGTCCCGCATGGTTGTCGCCATTCGGGACGCTTCGCCTTCGACATTGCCAAGCTCGTCTGTCAGTTCGCGCAGCCGATCATTTTGCGAAACCAGAGCCAGAATAGCCGGGCCGCCCCGATCTCCGAAGATGGTCAAAGCATCAGCAGCGGAGAGACCGGTATCGGCAAGCCGACCCACGATTTCCACAATGTCGTTAGTTGCTGGATTGACCTGTTCCAGTGTTGCGCCAAGGCGCTGCAACGCTTCCGCAGCCTCGCCTGTGGGGTTCGCCAGCGACGACAGGACGCGCCGCAGGCCAGTGCCCGCCGCGCTGCCTTGGATGCCCGCGTCAGACAGGACGCCAACTGCTGCTGCAGCATCGCCAAGATCAACGCCCAATGCAGAAGCAACCGGCCCAACAAACGCCATCGCACTGCCAAGCTGCGAGACATCTGTGTTCGCTCGGCTGGACGCCGCAGCCAAAACGTCAGCCACATCAGCCGCATTTTCTGCCGCAATACCGAATGCGCTCATGATATTGGAAGACGTGTCAGCCGCCTGCGCCAGATCCATGCTTGCCGCCGTGGCAAGGTCCAGAACGGCAGGAATAGCTGCGATGCTTTCAGCCGCTGTGAAACCAGCCATGCCGAGGAACCGCAGGCCACCAGCCGCTTGTGAGGCAGTGAATTCTGTGGTTGAGCCAAGCGTTGCGGCTATGTCGCGCAGCGCCACCATTTCGCCAGACGTTGCGCGAGTGATCGCCTCGACTTGGCTCATAGACCGCTCAAATTCGGAAATGGTGCGCACAGCGGATCCGAGAGCCAGAAGCCCACCTACCGCAGCGCCGAGCGCACCAGCCATACGCCGCGCGCTTGCGGACGCCCCGCCGAATGTCGTACCGACACGCCCCGCTGATCGCTCCGCGCCTTGACCAGACCGCGAGAAGCGATCCAGATCACCGGACGCAGTGCGAACTTGACGGGAATCGATAGAAAGGCCGAGCGATGCAAGTTCCATGGGGTTGCTCTCTTTCTGAAACCGCGTAAGGCTCCGCATTCAAATGAATGGGGAGTTGCCTTGATGTTTCGAGTATTGTTTGTTTTTGCTTTGACAGCCTTGAGCGCCTGCGCCCCTGCTGCCGGGTATAACGAGTTCATTTATTTGGCGAACACCAAGCCATCTGAATGGCAGGGACCCCAACTTGACGCCGCACGGGCGCAAGGAATGGGTAACTTCTGTTCGCTGTATAATCGTGGGTTCCGGGGTGACCCAGAGCGCATAGCATCTGGACCAATCCCATACGATCAGGCGGATTTTGAAGCTATCGAAAGAAGCCTTCGGACCTTCGGTTTAACCTCACGGGACATTGAATTGCTTCGCCGCAGGAGCCGAACATTTGGAACAAACCAGACATTTGCGGGGCTATCTTGCAGTCTTGGAAATGAACCTCGCGTGAACCGGTCTTACTATCCCGGAATAGGCAACCAATGGCAGGCCGTTCTCAGCTCAAGCGAGTATGTTTATCTCAGGGGTGACGGCACTCCGTCAGGGATGCGCGTCTATGCGTGGAATTAAGAAGGCGTGGCCTCAATCAGTCTAGGTGCCCCAAGCTTCGCGGTTTCTCAGTTTATGGACATACGCAACTGATATCCCGTACCTCTGCGCTACTTTTCCGGGAGACCCGGGCGCGTCTCATATCTCGCGAACTTGGCTTTCAGAGAGTCGGGCGAAATTACATTGTAACTAAAGCCCCAATTTGTTCCTTATCATCCGCTCCGCCAGATCCGACGCCAGTTTGGCAAGTTTCTTCAGCGACAGCGCGCCTAGATCTTTTGGGTTCAGAACGGTCTTGATCTGATGCCAAACATCTTCGTTTTGCTCAGCGCTGTTTTCCATCGTCGTGTTAGGAATGCCGTTTGCGCGGCGGGATTTCCCCGCCGATGCCTTTCTGTTGGCCTAGCTCACCAACTCCAGTTTCTTCACCCGCCAGCCGGGGAACACTCCGGGACGCATGTGCGCGAGGCTCGATCCGACGCGGGCGCTACCCCAGATTGCGTGGGGTTCCCCGTCCTGCACCTTGAACTGGAAACCGGTAACCTCCGCCCCTTCCGGCGCTGTCTCCGTCATGATCCGCGTGATCTCGGCGACGTGGAAGGCGATCTGGTTTTGCTTGCGACGGAACATCATGCCACCTCCATTTCCAGAGCCGCAGGTGCGGGCTTGATCGGTGGCGCGATTGCTGCAAATTCGGGTGCGGGTCCATGTCCCTCGCCCCGGCGAAAGAACGCCCTGAGGATTGGGTCACGGGTCATGTCGGAAAGGCGGCTGATTTCCATGTCCATCACGCCACCTCCCGAACGGCAGGCGGAATGAGCTTTACCAGCTTGGTCAAGCCTTGCGCTGTAATCCGAACCTGCTCTGTGATCCGCTCAGAACCATCTGCCCGCAGAACCGTTGTCGTTTTGTGCTCCAGATCGCCAGCGTTGCACCGGGTCTGGTATCCCAGCCACGCCGCTGCGCCGGGACGTTTGTAAATCCATCCGTTCGAGGACATCCACTGGAACAGGTCTTTGGGCCGCATTCCCAAGTTCTTCGCCGCTTCCGTCGTGGTCAGCGACCCGTCAGCCTTGGCCAGTTTCTCAAATGCGGACACATCGTCCCGCATGACCTCGATCTGCCTGGCCTGATCGGCGGCCAATTGCAGGGCATCCCCGAGAGTCTGCGGAATGCGGAAACCGCCGGTCGCCTTTTCTTCTTCAAGCTCCTGCCAGCGATCCACGACGCGGGCCGTGAATTCCGGGGAGAGCTGCGCGACGACAACAAAGCTATCGCGCTTCTCAAGGTGATAGACAGATGTCGTGCGCGACCGACCCATTGCATCCGTATCTTGTTCGTCCACCGTTGGTGGTTGGATAATAACTCCCTTTTCAGCAAGGCGCTCTACGGCGCGTTTGACACTGTCGTGCCTGCTCTCAACAAGCTCCGCGATCTCGCGGCTGCTCATGGTGATCGGTTCCCCATTGAAAAGGGGCGTGGTTGCGGGTATATTCATCTGGTAAATCCTTTTTACCAATTTGCGTTGGTGGGTTTCTGAAAGGCCGCTGATCCGCCAAGATCACAGCGGCCTTTCACTTTTTCTGGTCTTCCTCATCCTCGTAAGCCCGACGAAGCTGGTAAATGATCTCGCCGCTTTGCGACCTCTCATTCGCCGCCGCGCTTTCTGCGACTGCCTTCTTCAGGTCTGCGGGGATGTTCATTTTGAATTGTGCCACTTGCATCGGTATTTGTTCCCTTCGTAAACCTACTAGGTCCACATGAACCTACTAGGTCCATCTTGTCAAGCACCTGTTTGGTCCATTAGTTGGGGTCATGGCGATTCCGGCTCAATCCGACCCCCAGTTCAAGCTACGCATTCCGGCGGAACTGAAGGCGCGCATTCAAAGCAGCGCTGCCGCCAGCGGTCGCTCCATGAATGCCGAGATCGTCGCAACGCTGGAATTGAAGTATCCGCCACCATCGGACGATTTTGATAAGTTGGTCGTCGAGCCAATCATCAAAGTCATCTTGTCCAGGGTGCCTCGCGATGTACTCGTTGATGATTTCGAGCATCAAATGCGAGATGTTATTAGGAAGGCTCTTGATGACCACCCCGCTTCACTTGATCAGACGACGCCCCAAGGTCGCAGCCTATCCGACGCCCCAGACGAACCTGCTGAACCTCAAAAGGGTCGTTCGCTCGGCAAGCCAGACGACTAGCCCCCTCCTAACGGGCTACTGAATCCCTAATCCCCCACATACGGCGCTGAAACATCCTCGCCATTTGACCGCTGCAACTCGGATGCGAACGCCGCCGACATTTTGTGCAGCCATTCAGCCTCTAGCCCCTCAAGAGCCTCGCCGGTGTTGCTTGCCCATGCTCCGATTTCAGCGTGAGGAACAGCGACAGCACCCATCGAGGTTTGCGATACCGGCCCAACACGCATAAGCCATTCGGTCAGGAACGAAAAACAGGCGGGATGATCCGGGAATTCAGCATCTTCGCCGTGATCCGCCAGAAACTCATACCGGCTTTTCTTGAAACCCTTTGCTGGCGTTGATAGCCACGCTGATTGACGCGCCCAGAGACAAAGCGCCTCTAGGCTGTCTCGAAAAAATTGGCTTCGACCTCAAGAAACTCCTGCACCTGTCGCAGGATCGCCGGATAGGACTTGTAGAGCCACTCGGCATTCTCGTAGCTGTAGTCCAAAGGCTTGCCATCGCGGGTCAGATTTTCCCATCCGACCGTAGCGTCCACGGCATCCATGATCTGATTGCCTTCGCCTTCGTTCAAGATGCCGAGAATTTGCTCCTCTGACATGCGCTTGATATCCAGCTTCACGCCCCTGCGTTTGGTCAGGGCTGCCGCGCGGCGCTTCACGCGCTTGCGCACCTCGGCGCTGTCCATGCCGAGAAGCCGAATGCGCATCGGCGCGGTTTCATCCTCGTCTGCATATGCGGGCTGGCCTGTGATCATATTGGTCAGGTGCAGCCATGCGCCGCGCTCAGAGGCCGCGACGGTATCAAACATTTCCATTTTCATTTTCCTATTGGTTCTGGTTCAATTCGGGGGTGGCGCTGAACCAGGACGCACACCCCCTAGCCTACTTGCGCAGGATCAAGGTGCGGCGACCGGAATCGTCGCGCGGGTGATCTCGATCAGGGCGCTTGCCGGAACAACAGACCCAACAGACTGGCCGGTTTTGAACGACATAACCTTGCCGCTGAAATAGCGGATCGACCCATCGGAGCGGGTTTCCCGAAAGCTGATTTCGTCTTTCGATGCGATTGCAGCGGTCAGGACGGCCTGCCCGGTCGCGCCGTCAGAATAGGCCATCGGCACGGTGATAGAACCATAGTTCAACTCACCGTGATACTTGTTCACAATGCCGGTTTTCAGCGGCGTGTGGGTCACAGCGGAGTGCTCAGCGCCATATTCCGGCACCTCTGAGACTTCCTCGATGTCGATCCATGTGAGCAGGGCGTATCCTGCCGCGTCGTAAGTGGCGGGCGCTGCCGCTGCGGCGGAGAGAAACCCGCCGATGCCTTCTGTGGTAGCCATTTGGCTTTCCTTTCATATGGTGGTGCGCCATCGGCGCGGGTCATAGGCGGGTTGCCTATTTGGTCAGCACGTCAGACCCCGCTGGCGGGACGTATCGTGCGAATTTTCAGGGTGCTTAGGCGGCGGGTGCCAGACCGCTCTTGAATTCGATCAGAACTTTGCCATCAGCTTCGGTCACCTCTGACACGATGCCCGAATAGGTAACGCCGTTGTCCAGTGTAGCCCGCAAGACCGCTCCGACCTCGGGCGCATCGCCTTTGACAAGTAGTGCCGGGGTTGAGCCGGTTGCGGTATCCATCGTGACGATCTTTGCGCCTGTGATTGGCTCAACTGCCTTGCGTGTTTTCTTTTCGGGCATGTCAGCCTCCTTCCGATATTGCGCGCCACCGGATATGCACATTCGTGCGCCAATAGCTGCCGTCCATGTATCCATCATCTGCGTAAGGCCGCGCGACGATCTGCACTCGCCCTGTGCCCGCTGCCAATTTCAGATCGACCGGAAACCGGTCACCGATCCGCTGTGCCTGCGTTTCCGTTTCGCCGGTAAACGTGCCTTCCTCGACCATGACCGCAACAACCAGCCGGCCGGCCAGAATGTGCGTCTTTGACAGGCCGAGCCGTTCTGCTGGTGTCTTGACCTGATAGGCCAGCCAATACGGCGCATCTGGTGTGATCCATTCGGTGCCGGACCAGACGCCGGGCGCATTTTCCCAGACGATTGGGGCCGCGCTCGGGGTTCCGTTCAGCCGGTCGCGCAGCGCGTCGGCAATCTCTGCTTCTGTCATCTGATTGCCGCCTTTGCCTTGGCTGTGGATGCCCGCACGATTGCTTGCCACTGTTCAACAGCGCCCTCGACAAAGTGCGCGCCTGGGCGACCTCTGTTGCCGTCATTAACGGGCCGCGCATATTTAGCGGTCCATGTGAACGTCGCCACGTCGCCACCTCGCAAAGATGCAGCGACCATAATGTGAGAAGCTGGCCCTTGTGCGCTTGCGCCACCGTAAATCGAGGACATGAGGCTGTTTCTCAGGTTGCCGGTATCAACGGGCATTCTGCCGCCCTTGGCTTTCGGCTTCTGCGCCACGCTCACTACTTCTTGGGCGCTGTCTTTCAGAACAGCATCAACTCGGCGCTGTGTTTTCAACACCCACTGATCAAGCGTCCCGAATGTGTAGCGTGCCATCAGGTCAGCCCAGCGAAGTAGTCGATCACAGGCTCAAAGTAACAGCGGCAATTCACAGTCTCAGCAGCTGACGCTCCAAGGCTCGTATCGCCTGGATAGTTCAGCCTGTATCCTCCGACCGTGAATGGCTCGTCATTACTGACCGTCTGGCCATCGGCGGCGCGGTGCGTTTCGCGCGTTCTCGCATCGCCGGTTGCATCCCATTTGCGCTGAACCTGCGCCGCCGTGATGCGTCCGTTGTCGATAAGCTGGTCAATGCCCTCCTGTCGGCCAGCGTTAAGCGATTTGAGCGTTTCCGTCCGCGCAATCCGTTCACCGCGCAGATTCAACAGCCTGTCAGAATACCGGCCCGCGATCCGATCAATATCGACCTGCGCAACCGGCCTGCCCTCTGCTATTGCCCGCCTGACCAGCCCGTCAAATCGCCGGTCACGTCTGCCCCGCGTGAAATAGTTCCGCATCGTCGCCGGATCGGTCAGTTCGCGGCGCATGTTCTGGACATAACCCGCCTGCTGGCTGTGCAGCCCCACAAGCCCACCCTGTCGTCTGCCGCTGACCATACGCCCGGTGATGTCCAGCGCCGTGCGGCGCGGGTTCTGACCAAGCTCCAGCCCGCCACGGATCGTCTGCGCAACCATGGCTCTGGTATCGTCCACCACTTCTGTGACCAGCCGCGATCCCAGATCCCGTGCAATGCGTTCGGCCCGTTCGTTCCGCCCCCCAAATGACTGCACGATGCGCCTGCCCTGCGGAAACCGCCGCGTGGCGGTAACGACGCTATCCATCTGGTATCGACCGCCCGCAACGAATGCCGCGACAATCGCCTCGTCCAGCGCGTAGAGCGCCGCCTGATCTATTCTCAGGGCATCGAATGCCGCTTGCACGTCCCCGCGCGCTATGGCCTGCTCAAGAGCCTGCATAGCGATGTTGCTGCGCACCTGCGCCATGGACGCGAGGAAAGCGGTGCGTAGTCCTGGGTGCGTTGCATCCAAGAGGCGCAAGAACCGTATTCTTGAATCTCTCGCCATGCGCGCCTATCCTTCCCGCCCATGTCTCAGACCAAAACCCACGACGCGCTGCACCGCGCATGGCTGGAATGCCGAGGCGATGATCCTGCCCTTGCGGCGGCTCGAAAGGTTCTGGAAGATTTGCAGATGGCCGTGCTGGCCGATGGTGTTCTAGCGCCGCTTGTTTTGCCCATGACCCACTATGAGGCCGAGACGCTGGCGCATTTTGTTGCCGATATATCCAACGGGTTCAGCGTGTCGGATACGGCGATTTATTTGATCATGGATGCGCTTGCCGGTGAGGGCCGCGTGAGTGATATTTACAGGTCGCGGTTTGGGTAGGTTACTTCTGCACTTTCACCAGCCACGTCAACATCCCGCCCGCCGGGTTATTCTCTATCACCTCCACAACCGGCCACGTTTCGCCGCCAATTTCAAGCCGGTCTGCCACCGTCGGCGTGATCGTGACGCCGTGATTAACCAGTGAATAAACACGCTCACCTTGGGCCAGCGAAAGCCCCGTGCGCTGGCGATACATTGCATCAGCAGGCTTTGCCGTGAATGTGTGCTCAACCGGCGTTCCCGGCGTCGGGCTCCATGGGTCACCAGTCGGTGCGCCTGCCCGCTCAATCGTGACCGACACCGCGCCGATGCCGTCGCCAGCCTCCCGGCCCGCCTCTGAGTAGGCCGCTGCGATCTCTGCGGCGATGGCTGCGCTGGTCATGCGACCAGCGGCCCAGTCGAATAGGATACCGCCCCACGCAAGATGCGCGCCACCACGTCATGCGGTGACATGGCATCTGACGTGCGACGTGACCCGTCCTTCATGGTCCATTGGACATCGCCAACTTTGGTCAGAACCTTGCCAGTCTCTGGCGCGGTCCAAAAACCCGGCATGGCAGCAAGGCCGTCTGCGCCGATCTCATATCCAGCAGCGACATAAGCCGCCTCGGTTACGCGCGCGTCGGTTTCTTCGACCGACAGGACAAAGCCCCGCCGGATAAAGTCAGATCCGCGCGTCAGGGCTGCCGTGGCATCGGCATCAACCGCGCCAGCTGGCAGGCTGTTGCCCCGCGCCGTGTGATAGGCCCGAAAATCCGTAATGTTCCCGATCATTTGTCGGCCTTCGCGCCGCCACGCTTGCGGGGCTTGGGTTTTTCTTCAACCGGGCCATTCTCAACCAGCGCGCCGGAAATGAGCCAGCCTTTGACGACGGGGCTTGCTTTCAGTCTGATCAATGCCTCGTTGTCGATCTCAATGGAGCCATGCGCGGGAACAACGGTTTCCATATCGAGGCCAAGATTGCCCGCCGTGATATTCGTGATTTTCATGTGGTTCCCTTTCTATTGGAGGAACGGGGCGACTTGCGCCGCCCCGCGCCGTTTAAATCCCGTCACCGTAAGACACGGCCTTGGGCAGGCGAATATCGAGGCCGCCAAGCCGGAACATGCCGGGAATGGTGAACTGGAAACCCTCGATCTGCACAGGGAAGAAGCGATGCACCATAGGGATGTGCATCTTCAGCACTTCCGGCGCGCGCCGATAGGCGATCATCCTGGCGGTGCTGCCTGCGCCTGCGGTCAGCAGGTTGCGCTTGCCACGGATCATCAGTTCCTGACCGGTCTGAGCGGTGTAGACATTGGCCTTCTGGATGAATTCCAGAATGGTCATGTTCGTATCCGTCAGCCGGGTGGAAGCGATGGTGTTGAACCGCTCAGTCGGCAGGATCAGCGTGTTGGCGAGTTCAGTTTCCTTTGTCGCCGTCACGATGCCCGTCAGAAGCCCATTCACATCGCGGATGATCTGGTCGGGGGTTTTGGTGGACCACGTAGTTGTTGCCCCGGTGCCATCCGCAGTCACAGACGCAGCCGGAACGCCGGTGTAGGCATAGAGACCTTCAAAGCCCTTGGCTGTGTCACCGGTCAGCGCCACGCCATAGACCATTTCCTCATAGGCACGACGCGCGATCCGGGCCTTCTCGCCGTCAAGCGAAATGCCAAGCATACGGGCCTGGTTGACCTCTTCGTAGCCGTAGGAATAGCCGATGCCTGCGGTGTGAACAGCGGTCTCATGCTGGTTCATCTGCGCGCCGACGTTCGGAACGTCCTTGCCATTGCCGTTCAGCCATGCGGCCTGACCTGCCCCGTCCATCGAGTAGTAGGTGACGGACTTGGAAAATTCGCCCGCGCTGGTATCGACCGGCACGAGCTCCGCATAGTTGAGTTCGGGATAGCGCAGAGCATAGATGCCGGCCTCGACGTGGCTGGTCTGCTTTTGGGCAAAGCCGAGCGATGCCTGCATCGCGTCGGTGAATTGCTGGGTTGTCATATTCATTTGTCAGCCTCCTTAAGCGGCACCGGCAACAGCCGGAACGTCGAGATCGACGCGGATTTTGGCAAGAGCGCCATTCGCCGCGCTGGTTTCCCAACGGCAACCAGCAAGCTGGAGCGAACCATTCGTTCCGGCATCGGCATTCGAGAACGTGCCATTCGAGACGAGAACCCAAACAGGATCACCGGCAGCAACGCCGCCGGCGTCGGTGACAGTGGCCCAAATCACGCCTTGGCGCATCAGGAGGGCCGTGTCTTTCAGCGCGAACACATCGCCAGTCACGGACTGGTCCCGCACTGTGATGCCGATCACATCGTTTGTGGACGCCGCAACAACGTCGCACTGATTGTCTGCGGTGCCCTGAATAACCGGGACACCAAAGCCAACGCCAGCGGCAGTTTCGACCTCTTTGGAAACCAGCACGTTCGGCTCCGAATTGGCGATCATGCCGACATAGGCCGCTGCCATGTTGTCAAGATATGTGGATTGAACAGCCATTGATCAGGCCTCCTTTTTTGCAGGCGCGCCCTTCCAGGCGTCGCTGATGTCGGCGATGTTTTCAGCATACGCCTTGTCGGAAACCGACAGATTGCCGGGGTTCGAGGCTGCCCCTTTGATGGCGTCTGCCGCCGGGTCACCCTTGGCCGCGTCCTCTGCCAACGCATCGAAACGCGCCTCGATATAGGCGTCGGATTTGCCAGCCATGTCACCGACCCTCGCCGTGACAATGGCTTTGCGAATGTCGGCGTCGGACAGGCCTTCAACCTTCACGTCCTTGTCAACCTTCGCGGCATCGCCGATCAGCTTGGCACGGGCCTGAACGCGCGCGTCAAGATCGGCATCGGACATGGTGGCGTCCTCCATCTTCTTGATCTTGGCGTCCTTCTTGGCGATCTCCGCATCCTTGGCGTCCATCGCCGCCTTGTGGGCGGTTTTGGCGTCGGACAATTTCTTTGCGGCGTCCGTCTTGAACGCCTCGATGGCCGGGGCTTGCGCAGCGGGCACGTTGACCGCCTTGTCGCCCAGCACCACCGAAATGAGAGCATCGGACATTGTGTCCTCCTTCTGACTGCTCGGGGGAGTGGCGAGGGGCGATGCCCCCCAACTTGCGCGGTCTTTCCCGCCGTCTGGTCCATCACCGATACGCAAAGCGGAACCGCCTCTTGCGGCATCCACCAATGCGAGATGATTGATGGTAATCGGCCCAGTCTGGACCGCTTGATACTTGGTGCCGTCCGGCGCTACGCCGTTCCGCATTTCAACAGGCGTGCTGTAGCCCATGCTGATCTGGCGTGTGCCGTCCGCAATCGCCCGGATCGCCGCGGCGTCGCGAACCATGATGCCGACACGCACCGTCTCGCCGTCGCGGGCAACCTCATCGCCAACCTCACCGACAGCGTGTTCCTTCCAGCTATCCGCCGTAACCATTTCCGCCGGATGCCCCATTGTGACCGGTTTGCCCGCGAACGTCGCAAGGCTGTCTTTGGCAAACACCACGTCAGCGGGGCGATAGACCGTCACCGGGCGCTCATCAGCCATACCGATCTCGCTGCCCAGATAGGTTTGGCATCCGGCCCGCGCGCAGGCGACTTCAGCGGTCAGATATCCGTCCCGTGTCGTGCGGGTTCCGGCCAGCGTGGCCGTGTCAGTGAAATTCATTGTCAGACCTCTTCGATCCGTTCTACCCAATCCTCATTGACCTCTTGGAAAATCTCCGGGCCAAGAATGATCGGACCTTGATATGGCTCAACGCCTTCCAGATCAGGGGAGTCCCTGTCGTATGAAATAGTTAGGTGCGGCTGGTATTCTGGATGGTCCCAGGACGCCCCTGCGTCCTTGATGCGTTCATGCCGCCATTTCAGATCATCACTGGAAAACAGCAGAACACGAGCATCCCCGAACTTCTCCATGATCCTTGCGCCGCCGGGCGCGATATCAACCTTGTCTTGCCAGCTTTCGCCGACTTCCATCCAATCCACTTGCGCGCGGCTGAATGCGACCGTGACGTGCATATCTGAAGATGGCAGCGTTGTCGTGAACCCCTGCGCTTTGGCCCACCGGATGATCTCTTTACCGTTCAAGACCTTGCGATGGATATAGAGTGAGCGCGGTGCGGCATCGGTAACGCCAGATATTTCCGCCGCGTCCGTATCGTTGCCTTCGCCCTCGTAAAATTCTGCCACGTCGCCTTCCAGCCCAGGCGCTACACCAGCCTCAGTCATGGCGTTGACCACGGCCTTGCCGACCGCTTCCACCGGCAGAACGTCCATGCGATGGATGCGCTCAAATGCCGTGGTCAGCTTGTCAGCAACTTCGGCGCGCTCTTTTGTGGATGGCTTCCCAAGCGGACGCCAGCTGTAGAACACATCGTCAGGCCGCGACCCCAGGGCCGAACGGATCAGGCATTCATCCAGAACGCCGAAAGCGGTCTCAATCTGCCCTGACTGAATGGCCCCTATTTTTGCGTGGTAGTTGCCTGCATCAGCCTCGCCAGTGGCGTTCATGCCCGCTGGCGAACGGCCCCAAAGCCGGGTTGCCGGAATGTCAGCAGCCGCCGCAAGGTTCAGCATGAACCGATCCCAGATATCGGACAGGCCGCCGAAGGTGATCTGCTTTTGTTCGTATTCTTCATCAGCATCCATGAGCAACATGCCGTTGATGCCCTTGCCCATCGCGGCGAGTTGCGCCCGGTCCAGGATCTGTTTTTCGTATACCGCTCCACGCGCTGCCAGATTGGACATAAAATCGGGGATCTTCATAACGTCGATCTTCGCTTCGTAGATCAGCGACAGGATATTCGCCGCTACGCCGTCCGATGCCTTCACGTTGTCAATCACCGCTTGCAGGGCGCTATCGCCCCACATCTCGCCCATATCGGGGTCCAGTAGGTCGGTGCCGTGCAGCGTCGCCACGCGCGATGGATGCACAGTGACGCCATCGCCAAGCGTGTATCCCGAGGGCAGCCCATAGCCCGGACGCCTTGGGTCGCGCTGCAATTCCTGCGGCGTAATCCGGGTGCGCGGCAGGACCGTCAGATATTTGATGCCACCCGCCCGAATGCTTTCCGGGTTTAAGGGCTTCTCTGGGTTGGCTTCGCCGGTTCCGATGAAGATCGCGGCACCACCATAGAGCCGCGCCAGTTTCATCGCTTGCCGGGTTTTTTGCACCAGCCCAAGGCGCTTTTCCTCTGCCTCCATCCCTGTGATCTGTTCGGAATCAGCGTGCCACTCACGCCATTCACGCACGGCGTCGTCAGCCGGAATATCCACGATCTTTCGCGCCATGGCGCTCGACCGATAAGTGTCCCACACCTCAACGTCAGACATCTTCGTGAACAGGTAGTCAGCGCTGAACGCCTTGTCACGGCTGGTGCCGAGGTTCGCCACCAAATTGCGTAGGCCATCGAGAAAAATCATAGTGCGCCCCGCAGGTCGTAATTGGATGTTCCGACAAGGAATGAAAATGCCCGCGTGGCCGCGTCAACCTGGTCCTTCCACTTCCCGACCGGGAACGTGGTGATCTCATCGATAAACGCCTTGTTCCAGTCGCCCTTGACCAACTTGACGTTTCCGACCTCGGCTTGTGCCGCAAGTGGTTCCGCCCGCGTTTCCTTGTCGCCGCTTTCCGGCGATGCCGTGTAGCTGTAGCCCTGCAACTGCTTGATCAGATATTGCACCTGAGCCTTGCCTGCCTGTCCGGGGTCTTGCGGGATCGACCCTTTAACGTGAACCCCGTCTTGTGAGGCCGTGTTGACGATCAGCCGCTCCACTTTCGCGGGGCTGCCCTGAATACGCACCACGTCGCTAATGACAATCTCCCCGCCTGGCGCGCGGCCCATAAGCACGCCCGCCGTCCATGCACTGTCAGCACCGTCTGAGGCCGCCAAATCCCAGCCTCTGACCCATGTGCAGCCCGCAGGTGCCGCCGGTATGATCTCAAACCAATCGCGCTGGAACATGCCCCCACCACGCGGCACCGGGTCTTGCATATATTGACCGGCGAAAACGTAGCGGCTCGCGGCCTCTTGCCGGTCAAGCATCTCCTTCGGAAACTGCTCGGGCCAAAATGACGATCCGTCACCTTTCAGCGCCGGAATTTTCAGATGTTCCCATTCCTCGCCATTTCCGCCTGCCAAGAGCCAGCCCGTCAAATCTTCTTCATGCAATCGCTGCATAATCACGACAATCGGCGTATCGGGCCTGTTCTTTCGGCTTTCCATCGTCATTTGGAACCAGTCGATCACATTGCGGCGCTGGACTTCTGACGTGGCCTCGCCCGCCTTATGAGCATCGTCAATTAGTATGGCTCCACCAAACCCATCGCGCATCTTGCCTGCGCCATAACCGGTGATCGTGCCGTCTGCGCCGGTTGCATAGAAGATCCCGCCTGCCGTTGTTCTGAACTCGTCCTTTGCTTTGCTGTCGCCTTGCAGCTCTACCCATGGGAAAATCTCCCGGTAGGCTTCCGACTGCATGATGGCCCGCGCCTCGTATGTGTTCGACGTTGCCAGCCGCTTGGAATAGCTGGCATGGATGAACTCGCTGTCAGGGAATAGGCCGCCAGACCACGCCATGAAGTTCTTGACCGCGATTTCCGTTTTCCCAGATCGCGGCGGAATGTTGATGATCAGCCTTTTCGTGTCGCCCAAAACCACACGCTCAAGCGCATCGCAAATCTGGTCCTGATGGCCATTGCGGATTATGTCAGACCCCTTGCGGGCTTTGAACATGGCGGCGGTGAAATCCAGCAAGCCTACGCGGCAATCCGCGATATGATCAGGCGTCACTGTGCTTTCGGCGCATCGCCTCCAACGCCGCGTCCTGATTTTCCTTAGCTGGCGACATGCTGCCATCGCCGCTGCGATGGTCAACCTCCTGCTTGTCTTTCCATTCGTCAGGGGCCGCGTTCTTCAACGCGAAGATACGGCTGGTGACCTGTGGTCCGGTCTCGGCTTCAAGCAATCCTTGTTCAAGGAATCGCGCCCGGGCCGCCTCGCCGCGCTTTACTGCTGCGAAAAAAGCGAGGTACTCGCCCATCCAGTTCTTGAGCGTGTCATAGTCAACACCGATATCACCAGCGGCTGCCATCTTGGAATAACCCGCACGCATTGTTTCTTCGACAATATCGCAGAAAGCCGGATCATATTTACTGGACCGGCCCGGCCCAGGTTGTGAATGCCCCGGCTGGAACCGACCCGCTTTATCGCGGTCAGCCATGTGATTTGTCCTTTTTGAAAGTCACCCGTTCACCATTGGCCGCAAGTATGAAACTTCGGGCCACAGCCTTGACGCTTGCGCGCATGGTGACGCTCGACGGCGGGTGTTGACCGTATGTGGGGATCGGCCCTTGTTGATTGTTCTGGTTTGAGCGCGGGCGGGGCCTGCCATGAACCCCGCAAGAAAGCAGCCTGAATCAAAAAAACGCCCGATCATTAAACCGGACGCATGTCGCTCTGCGATTATGTGGTATAATGCGCAAATATTATTCACTGTCAAGCATTAGCGTGTGCGGGCCATAAGCGCGGCCAGCCCGACCCTTACCAGATCCAGCGGTGCCGCCTCCTCTGTTACGCAGGCCCGGCGGATCGCCCATGCCACGTTATGCGGTGAACAGTGCCGCAGAAGGCGCTGATCCTCCATGTGTGCGGACTTCGCTGCTATCGCGGCTTGCAGGCGCTCGGGACGTGTTGGCTGCCCGCCTTGGCTGTCGCTGTAGTTGGCTATCTTGGCCGTGGGCCGTGGCAGTCCGTTCAATGATGCAAAGGTGATGTAGCGCGCGCAATAATCCTCGCCCGCCTGCACCTGTTCACGTGTCAGCTTACCGTCAGCCAGCCAGTTGCCGAGAATGCTGCCCCGCTCGAACAATCGCATATCCTGGGCCTGTGCCTTTGTTACTGGTGTCTTGTCCTTAGCGATTGTCTTGACCCCGTTGCGCTGCCGCCTGCGGGCGCGCAGGACGGTCTGCGTTGGCCCTTCCTCGAATGATACCCGCGCGCTTTCATTACGGCGATCCTCGACTGCATCCTTTGCCCGCGATAGCTGCCCCGACGGCGTTCGCTTGCCCGCCTTGCACGGCTTCCACTTCCTGTCACCCTTGCCCATCAGTCTACCCCTTTGTGTCGCTCTGCTCGTGGTGGGCGTTTAGCGTGCCGCTGTGCGTTCGATGTAGGATGGATAGGCACCCTGATATTTGTCCCACCAATCCAGCTTCGTCTTGCATTGATAGACCGACGCCATCGCCTGTGCCGCAAGGTCTGCGATGTCACCGGGCAGTGGTTTGCGACAGCGCTTTTTCGCCGGGGTCTCTCGTCCGACCCATGCCGAAACGGCGTGATCGATGGCCCACGCCGGGAAGTCTTTGAGTTCGGTCAGCCAGATTGCGGCTTCGCGGTCCTGCAGTGCCGGGATGCCTTCACCGATGAAATAGAAGCTGATCGCGGTCACGGCGGCCGCGGCGCGTTCGCCTGCGGTGGCCGGGGCGGAGACTTCATCGACCATCACCCGCATTTCATTCGCTTGCGTCGTGTTCCTGATCAATCGCCCTTTGGAATGCTCCAACCACTCCAGCGAGTGCGCGCGCCTTTGGGTCTGGGTTTCGGCTTTGGCCGGTGCCGGTGCGACTGCGCTTGTGGTCATCTGGTTGCCCTCCTTGGATCGGGATCAATGCGGGCCGGGCCTTGGTGGCTGCGGCTTCCTGCATCGGTTTGGTGAAATATGAAAATGTGGATGGTGGGCCCGGATCTGCTCCGGTTCGTTTCTGGGCCATGACTTCGCCGATGATGGTCACAACCTGCTGATGGGTCAGGTCGAGATCATTGATCCATTGGCGATAAACCTGCATGTCGGCCGTGCGTCCGATGATGCGCCCATTGGGTCCGGTGAGGCCGGTCGGATCGACCCCCATGGCGGCGAGAACCTGCTCCCTGACGGTCGAGACTTCGGGCGGATCGGCATGATCAAGAACGCGCCCGCGCCTATCATCATCATCATCTATATGTTGGGTTGTTGGGATGGATGGTGCCGCGGATACATCCGTGGAACCATCCGTGGTTATATCCGCGGTTAACCATGGATCGTTACTTTCCAATGGCTTATCCGATTTTTCGCCTGTTTTACGGTCGGATTGAAGCGTTACCTGACGTTCAACGTAAGTGGCTTCTTTTCGTAACCTCTTGGAAATCACAGAGCCATCGTGCACCTGAAAGAAGGTCATTAGGGCTGGCCCGACACGCGAGTTCCACAACCGCGTTGAGACCCTGCAAACACGCGCCAACCGCTTCGGGTCATTCGGGAAGTCGCAGGCCTCCCTAGTCCACATCGCCATGAGAATGAGGAAGTATCCACCCACCTCGTCCGCCTCCAAGTGCTGCGTGTCACGCTGGAACGCATCCACCCAGATGGGGCATGGGCGCTTGGCCCTTGAGGCTTTGGGATTGAATTCAGCCATTGGCCCACCCCCTCATGACCTTCACCACGACTTCCATGACAGGTTGCAACCAGAGAGAGCCTGGCTCTCTATCCCCGATACGCTGGTGGACACGCCCGGCGAAGTGGAGGAATGCGCCGCGCTGGTGATCTTTGATGAATGGCGGGATCTGGGTCATGTGACGATCCCTGCAAATGGGGCATCCACGATAGCACCGTCGGCCTGCCACGCGGCGATGCACCGCTTCACATCATCCACGGATCTCACGACAGCCCAACGCCCGCCATTGGCAATGATATCCGCGCCACAGTCGCGCTGTTCGGGACTGACGCGCCCGGTCTCACTCTTCACCTCGAAGGTCCAGAAATGGCCGCGCCAGATAACTTCGATGTCAGGCCATCCCGGCCGCATACCCCTGGCCTTGGCTTTGCCCTGTGCGATTGCCTTCGCCTTCGGATCCCCGCCGAGATCAAGCTCATTCGCCGAGTGGTGGATCGCGGCACCGGGCAGTTTCCATTGAAGGCAATGAAGACAGGCCAGATGGATAGGGCCCTCGCGATCGACGCGGGGCTTGCGTTGTTTGGCTTGCGCGGCATTGAAGTCAGCGGCTGTTATACGTTCGGTCATTTCCGCGCGCCCTTCCGGTTTGCCTTCAACTTCATCCATGTCAAATCGTCCCGAACGGTCTGTTCCCTGATGTGGATGCGCCGAGCTATCTCAAGCACTGTGAGGTGCTCGGAGTGCAGGCTTCGCACCAGGTCGCGCCGTGCTGTCACCTCTGGGTCACGCGCGCCCCTAACTCTTGCCGGTGACGCCATGTTGCGCCCGGTGTGGCGCGCCCTTTCAACAGTGCGGATCAGGTGTTCGCCGCGCCAGTCGTCGGTCATCATGCCGCTGCCTCCGCTCTGACCGCCAGATGGCCGCAATTGGCCTGCACCAGCGCCTTTGCCGGTGGCGGGCTGACCGAATTTCCGCAGCAGCTGACCTGCACGTTCTTGGTGAATGGCTTCCAATGCCACTCGCCCTCGGCGTCCTCGGTCCAGACGCCCTCGATCACGTAATCGTCGGGGAAACCCTGGGCGCGGAATAACTCGCGCGGGGTTAGCATCCGCATGCCGATATCGATCACCACGAATGTCGCGGCCTCGATCT